GGAAGGCCGCGACCGACGCCAAGCGCTAAACCAGCGATTGCTTCCCGCATCGACCCAATCCCCCCAACCATGGAGACTGACCAATGCCCGTCCTGACGGAACCGCCCAGCATGGGCGATGTCCTCAAATATGAGGTCAACCCGAACTACACCCGCGAGGTGATCACGCTGCTGATCGGTACCAACTACCCCTCCGGTGCCGTCCTTGGCCGGATCACTGCCAGCGGCAAATACACCCTATCCGCTACAACCGGTGCAGATGGCGCACAGGTCGCCGTCGCGGTCCTGCTCTATCCCGTGAACGCCACGCTGGCGGACGCGGTCGGCATCGTGGTCGCCCGGGGGCCTTCCATCGTTTCGCGCGCAGGCCTCGCCTACGAAGGCACCGTCAACGACGCGGCCAAGATCACCGCCAAGATCGCCCAGTTGGCCACCGTCGGCATCATCGCCCGCGACAGCGTCTGACGCGCGCCGTCGGCGTCCCTTCCCTCACATCCTCGGAGCACCCCATGACCCTTGTCCGCAATCCCTTTGACGCTGGCGGTTACTCGCTGGCCGAGATGACGCAGGCCATCAACATCCTGCCCAACCTCTACACCCGTCTCGGCCAGATCGGCCTCTTCCGCTTTGAAGGGGTCACCCAACGCTCGGTGATCATCGAGCAATACGAGGGCGTGCTGAACCTGCTGCCTTCCGTCCCGCTGGGTGGCCCCGCCACAGTCGGCACCCGTGAGGGGCGCTCGATGCGCTCGTTCGCCTTGCCGTGGATCCCGCATGATGATGTCATCCTGCCCGGCGACATTCAGGGCCAGCCCGCACTGGGCGCCTTTGATGCCGCCGACCCGCTGGTCGAGGTAATGAACCGCAAGCTGCAGCTGATGCGCCGCAAGCATGCCCAGACCCGCGAATACATGGAGATGAACGCGCTGCGCGGCATCGTGAAGGACGGCGCTGGCACCACCCTCTACAACTACTTCACCGAATTCGGGCTGACGCAAATCTCGGTCGATTTCCTGCTGGGCACCGCTGGCACCCTTGTCCAAAGCAAGGTCCGCGAGGTTTTGCGGGCAATTGAAGACAACCTCCTCGGCGAAAGCATGTCGGACGTGCATGCCCTCGTCAGCCGGGAATTCTTCGACAAGCTGATCGCGCATCCGAAGACCGAGGAAGCCTACAAGTTCTACGCCGCCACCGGCGCTCAGCCCTTGCGCCAGGACGTGCGCCGCAACTTCCCCTTCGCGGGCATTGTGTTCGAGGAATACGCGGGCACCGTCACCCTCTCGACCAAGGCCACCGAACGGTTGGTTCCGGCCAACGAAGGCATCGCGTTTCCGCTCGGCACCATGGACACCTTCACCACCTACGGCGGCCCAGCGAACCTGCTGGAGGCGGCCAATACCATGGGTCTGCCGCTCTACGCCCGCCAGCACCTCGACGAGAAAGGCCGCTGGATCGACCTGATGACGGAAGCCTCGATCCTGCCCGTCAACAAGCGGCCGCGCATCGCGATCCGCATCCACACTTCGAACTGACGGCTCCGACATGACCGTCTTCGCCACCGCCATGGACCGCATCTATGCCAATCCGTCCATGGCGGCGGCCGCTGTCTGGATTTCTGCCACCACTTCAGAGGAACGCCCGATCCGGGTAATCCGCCGCGCCCCGGACCGCATCACTGAATTCGGGGCTGGGCGCTTTGTCAGCGACACCATGATGGTGGACGTCCGCGTGTCCGACATGCTCGATCCGCGCACGGGCGATCTGATCGTGATCGGGGCCGAAAGCTTCACCATTCAGGGCGAGCCAGTGCGCGACCGCGAACGCCTGATCTGGACACTGGACCTGCGGCCATCATGAGATTGAAGATCGCGTTCGACCCGGACCTCGTCGCCCTGATGCAGGCCGAAGTCGCCGCCGGTGAAAAGGCCGTGTCCGCCGCCATGCGCGAAGCTGGCACCTCCCTGAAATCCGCCTGGCGCGGCCAGATCACCGGCGCTGGCCTCGGCACTAGGTTGGGAAACAGCATCCGCCTCGCCAGCTTCCCCAAATCCGGCGACAGCCTGAACGCAGCCGCACTGGTCTGGTCCAACGCTCCGGTCATCATCGGCGCGCATGACACAGGGCCGCTGATCCGGTCAAAAGATGGGTTCTGGCTGGCCATCCCCACTCCGGCCGCCGGGAGGAGCACCAAGGGTGGCCGCATCACCCCCGGCGAATGGGAACGCCGCACGGGGTTGCGGCTGCGGTTCATCTATCGCCGTCGCGGGCCGAGCCTGCTGGTGGCGGAAGGGCGCTTGAATTCGAAAGGCCGGGCCGTGGCATCGAAATCCAAGACCGGACGCGGCGTGGCGACCGTGCCGATTTTCCTGCTCGTGCCGCAGGTCAAACTGCGCAAGCGGCTGGATCTGGCGCGGGATGCCGAGCGGGCGGTGGACGGCGTGCCGGGGCGAATTGTTGCGAATTGGGTGGAGGAGAAAGTGTGATCGCCCCTTCTGCTCAGTAGCCAGCCTCGCGTTGATGGCGCACAGCCAAAACCACCGCCGTTTCACCGTCAAATCGGTAAAGCGACACATAGCCACTGTCGCCAAAGGTGATGAACCACTCGCGGAATTCAGGTTCCATGTCCTCGGCCGGTCGCCCGGCGCCCGGTTGATCGCGCAGGATGTTCATGCCTTCGCGGATGGATTTGGCGGCGCGTCGGGCGGCATCGGGGTTCTTGTCAGCAAGGAAACGGTAAAGCCGTTCGACATCCCGCAGTGCGGCGGGCGACCAGATCAGTTGTGGCATTCAGGAGCTGCCGCCTCTTCGCCTGCTTCCAGCTTCGCAAGCCAGGCATCGGCTTCGTCATGCGTGACGTGCTTGCCGGTCGCCTGATACTCCCGCCATGCCTGCAACCCGGCCTGACGAAACGCCTCACGCTTCTCTTCGCGCTCGACGAATTGCGCCACGGCCTCGCGCAGCATCCAGTGGGTCGAGCGGTCCTTGGCATCCGCCAGGCGCTTGAGGCGGTCGCGGGTATCCTGATCGAGCTTTACGGCGATGGGGCGGACGGCATTCATGGGTGCTGCTCCGGGCGAGTATTCATGGGTATTACCTTTAGCATGTCCGAGACCATCACAGAAGTCACAATTCAGGAAGCGCGCTGTCATGCCCACCACCCGCGAAACCATTCTCGCCGCACTGCATGCGCGGCTGCAGCCGCTTGTCGCCCTTACCCTGCGTGACGAGGTGCTGCCCGAGCGGATCCCAATAGCGGGCCTGATCATCCTGCGCGATGGCCAGCCAGGCGAGCCGGAGGTGACGCTGTCGCCGCTGCGTTACCACTATCAGCACCGGGCCGAACTGGAGGTTGTCGTCCAAGCGGGCACTGGCAGGGCGAGCGCCTTTGACATCCTGATCGCCGCCATCGGCACGGCGCTGGAAACCGACCGTACGCTGGGCGGCCTCTGCGATTGGGTCGAACCAGAAGCCCCGGCCTCCGTCGATCTGCCCATCGAGGGCGCGGCGGCATTGAAGGCGGCGGTCATCACCGTCGTTTTGCACTACACCACCACCGGCCCCTTGGCCTGACACCCCCAACATAAAGGAGACCCCCATGGCACGTGCGCAAGGCGCGCGGGCGCAGATGGCGCTTGCGTATGAGACGGTTTATGGCACCCCGCCGGTCAGTGGGTTCCGGCTGATGCCCTTTGCCCGGACCACGCTCGGGTTGGAACAGCCGCTTCTGGAATCCGAACTGCTGGGCTATGGCCGCGATCCTCTGGCCCCGATCAAGGATGCGGTCACCGCCGACGGCGAGGTGGTGATCCCCATCGATGTGGAGGCCTTCGGGTTCTGGCTGAAGGCGGCGTTTGGCCAGCCGGTGACCAGCGGCACAACGCCCAAGACCCACACCTTCCAGTCGGGCAACTGGACCCTGCCCAGCATGGCCATCGAAACGGCGATGCCCGAGGTGCCGCGCTTTGCCATGTATTCCGGCTGTGTACTGGACCAGCTGACCTGGCAAATGCAGCGGTCGGGTCTGTTGACTGCAACCGCGCGGCTGGTCGCGCAAGGCGAAACCATCGCCGCAGCGACCGCCGCTGGCACGCCCACCGCGCTGGGCCTACAGCGGTTTGGCCATTTCAACGGCACGGTGAAGCGGAACGGCACGGCGCTCGGCAACGTGGTCTCGGCCGAGATCACCTATTCCAACAACCTCGACCGGATCGAGACCATCCGCGGCGATGGGCGCATTGATGGCGCCGATCCCGCCATGGCCGCCCTGTCGGGCCGGATAGAGGTGCGGTTTTCCGACATGGCGCTGATCACCCAAGCGATCGACGGCACACCCTGCGAGCTGGAGTTCAACTACAGCCTCGGGGCCAACGCCAGTTTCACCTTCACCGCCCATGCTGTCTATCTGCCCCGCCCGCGCATCGAGATCGCCGGGCCCCAAGGCGTGCAGGCGACCTTTGACTGGATGGCCGCCAAGGCTACCAGCCCCGCCCGCATGTGCACCGCCGTTCTCGTCAACACCCTCGCAGGATACTGATCATGATCCGACTGAACCTGACTGCCACGCCCGAATGGCTGGACCTCGCCCCCGGCCTGCGCCTGCTCGTCGGCCCCCTGACCACCGCGCTGATGGTGTCGGCGCGCGCCGATCCGGCCATCGAGGCCCTGCCTGAGGGTGCCAGCCAAGAGGCGCTGGCCCTCGCGATGGCCAAGGCCGTTGCCCGCCGTGCTGTGCTGGATTGGCAGGGCGTGGGCGATGATGCTGGCAATATTGTGCCCGTATCACCCGAGGGCATCGACGCCCTGCTGGAAATCTGGCCCGTCTTCGAGGCGTTCCAGACCACGTATGTCGCCAAGGGTCTGATCTTGGACGCAGAAAAAAACGTCTCCGCGCCCTTGCCGACTGGTCCTTCGGCGGTGGCGACCGATACTGCGCGGCCTGCCAAGTTGCCTGCCCCGACTGCCCCGCAAGGCTAAACCGGCCGCA